CACCTGTATATAATTTTTTAATTGCAGTTACTGCACTTGAATTAGCAAGATTATCTGTATCTGTAATTTTCGTAGTTATTTCTAAAAAGAAATCAAAAGCATCAATAGTTACGCTACCAGCACTATCATTATTATCTTGAACATCGTGTGTGATTAAAAATTCTATTTCTACATCATCAGGTATTTGTCCATTTGCATTAGAAAATGTTCCTGTGCTTAATAAATCTATTGCAGAAGAATAAGCAGCAGTTCTATTACCAGTTTCGTTGTCAATAGCAACAATATTTCCACTACCACTATATGTTGGTTTTACTCTTAAAGTAGAAACAATAGTTCCACCACTATTTTCAGAATGATTAGAAACTCCCCATTTTACATACAATTTACATTCTTGTATTTCGTGTTCTTCTTTTGATATATCACTAATTTTAAATTTTAAACTATCTGTACCATCGCCTTGTGGTGCAGTAAAACTCCAAGTAGAAGAAGTTGATGCGTCATTGTCAGAAAAGTTTCCAGTATTAGATGGAACACCTGCACTAGGAGAAGTTATAGTAATGTTTTGTATAGGACGAATTAAATATGCTCTTTCTAAATCTAAATCTGTAAACAATACATTTCTGTTTGTATCGTTTGTTGCACCTTCATAATCATCAAAAGAATTATCTTGTGCATCATCTAATGGAACAAAAACTGGAAAGCCATCAGAGCTATATAAATCCTTAATAGGATAATGCAATCTGCCATCTGTTACTGCCTCGTGTGCTAAGCAATTATATTGTCCATTGTTCAAACTATCTACCATAACTGGAAATACTTTTGCTGGACTATATTGCATAAACTTTGTATCGCTTGTATGTGTTCCAACAGAAGATGTTTGTGGTGTTCCAGATCCGTACAATATAGGAAAAAAGTTACCTGAATTACTCGAAAACTCTGGTATTTTTAAAAAATCTATTGGGGTTCGTGCAGATATTTCTATGTTTACTGTATCTTGATTTTGAATACTTACTGACTTCAATCTACCTGTATAAATTGTATTCTCAAATCCACCTACTCTTGATTTAACAACGACATCTCTGTTTATATATCTTCTTGTGCCACCATAAATTTCTGCTGCTAGTGTTGCGTTGCTATGATTGTCTAATGTTCCATTAACACAACTAATAGATATATTACCATTTTTAGAAGTAGATGCAACCAAGTCAATACTTTCTCGTATTGTAGGTGTGCTTGTTATGAATGAATGATATTTAGTATTACCACTACCAACTTGGGCAGTAGCTAATCTTATATATTCTGTTGCAGCAGAACCAGAGCTATAAGTATTGTTTCGTAATTCAAAAATCCATTCTTCTTTGATACTTGCACCTAAAGCACCATTGTAATCATTATTACCTGATAAAGCCATTACGCAAGATTTCTTTTAATTGAGTTTTCTATCTCTGGCAATAAATTATCTCTTACAAATTCTTGTGTGCCAATAACATTACCCATAATGTTTACATTGATAGAGCCACTACCACCTGCGTCACCAAAGTCTGGACTTGATAATGGAGTAATATCTACTCGTTCTCTACCACCTGGATTATCTCCAACTCTAATAAATTGCTCTCCACCAGTAACAAAAGAACCACCACGAGCAAATGCTGGAGCTTCTTGTTTATTTACTAATGCTATTTGTGCAGCAGAAGAAGCCATAAGAGCAGCCATTGTCAATCTTGCTCTAATCGGTGCAGAAGGATCAAATATACTTGCACCAAAACCATCTGAAATTAATTTATTTCTTGCTGTAATAGTATCAATAATAATTTTCAAAATGCTCATTTTCTTTTGGAACTCAAATATTCTTTTTTGCTCTTTTGCGAATTTAGCACGAATATCATCTTCCATTGTTTGTCTTTGTTCCATAGAAGCATTTCTAAACTTATCAGTTTTTCTTAGTGCTTTTAGTTCATTACTTACTCGTTGATCTAGATTTTGTTTTTGCAAAGATAGTATTTTTCCAAAGCTATCTTGAAATAACTGAACTCTTGCAGACATAGCTTCTTTTTCTTTGTCTGTTAATTTAAATCTTTCTCTTAATTTATCAAGTAAACTTTGTTCTTCTTCATTTTGTTTTTTCTTTGAATTTGCCGATTTTTCTTCTAAACCTGCAATTTTTGCTAATAAAGCTGCATACTGAATAGCTTGTTCTTGTGTTAATATACCACTTTGAATCTGCTCGTTTATTATAGCTAAAATATTTCTTTGATTGTCTATAGCTTCTAATTGAACTAAAATATCTGCCTTCTCATTTTCTAATTGTTTTTTTCTTAAATCACTAAATTTTTGTGAATTATTATTAATATTATCATCTATGTCTAATATTCTTTGTCTTAATTGAGCTTCAGAAGTTCCTTTTTTAAACAAATCTGTTTGTAATCTGGCAATTTGTTGCAAAACATTTTTTTTATTATTTACAAAACCTTCCATTTGTTTTTCCAGTACAGTTAAATCTTTGATAACCCCAGCTTCTTCCATACGAGTTTTCATAAGTTTGGCTTGAGTTAATTGTAAGTTTGTAGTTTCAACTCCCATTTCTTGCAAGTGTCTAATAGATGTTTCAAAAGGTGTTTCATTTGCTTGTCTTATTCGTTCTCCAAGTTTTTCAAAAGCACCAGTAAGAGTTTCAACAATACCTCTCATATTAATAAAATCTCCAATGGCAGCTTGCATTCTCGTAAATGCGTCTGCCATATTAGAAACTAAACCAGTCATTGTTTTTGAAAGTTTTTCGGTAGCACCTGCAATACCAACAGACGGATCAATCAATGTTTCTTCTAATGCTTTTCTAAATTGTGGTAATGTTAATTTAGATAAATCTTCAATACCTTTTGTATCACGAATAAGTTGCAAGATACCTCTTTCACGAAGTATGTCTGCTGCTCCTGCACCACCAGCAAATGCTCTACCAAGAGCTGCTGCTGCTTCGGTTGCAGTAGTTCCCATAAACGCTGCTAAATCAGCAGTAGGTTTAATCATTTCTTCTGCATTCGTACCAAATGCTTTCAATGCTGCACCAGCTTCAACAACATCTGTTAATGTAAATGGTGTCGTTGCTGCAACTTGATTAAATGTTCTAAATGCTTTTTCACCTGCTCTAACAGAACCAAACATAGAATTTAATCGTACTTGTACAGCTTCAAACTGCATTGATGTTTGAATAGAATTTCTAATACCTGATGCCATAGCACCAAAAGCAAATGTTACAAGAAGTATTTTATTTCTAATAGAACCAATTACTCTTTGCAGTCCAGCAGTAGAAATACGCATTCTGTTAGAAGCTCTTGTAGTTTTTTTCATTGATTCTGCAAGTTGCTTATTACGCATTCTTAATTGTCTTATTTGCTCTTTAAGTTTCGCAACTTGTGTAGAGTTTTTCAGCATCGCAAAACGATGCTTTTCTTGAGCCATTAATAATTTCTTGGTAGCAGTAACTGCTTTTAGATTTGCGTTGTTAAATTTTCGTTGAGCTGCAGAAACTTTATTTTGTTGTTGTGCTAAAATCTTAAGGGATTCAATTAACTTATTTGCTCCCTTTGTAGTAAATTCTAATTGTATTTCAAACTGTTTAGCCATTTTTCATATTGTTGTAATGTTTTGATTGTATATAATTTAACATTTTTTCTATAACATTGCACTTATCAATCCATTTTTTTGGTTGATTTCCGTATGATCCTTCATAAGGGGGTACTTTCATCTTTTTACAATAGGTATATCGTTGTATATCTCGTTGATATTCTTTGTTTATAAAGATGTTTGTACAAGCAAAAAAGGGTAGGTGTGATTTGATAGCTTCGTGTATTTCAAACTTTCTTTCAGAGGTTGCGTTATGTTCTTCAACTTCTTCTTTTAATAGCTTGATTACATACCATACATCGTCCATAGATGTAAAGGTGTGAATGCTGTTATTCTTTTTAAGAGGTAACTTAGCTTTATATGGAAAGGTAGAATATTTGCAACCCTCACACCAATCATCTATTAATATGTTTAATTCAAGTGAGAGGGTTTCTATTCCCCCAAGCTATTATA